AGCATAAATATCTGCATCAGTAGCATTCGGGTTGTTTCTAAACCAATTCTGTATAGCCGGAGCATTAGCAGATGAATTGACAGCAGTGTAACGTGACGCTACTACAGATGGATCGTATCCCATTGCTCCAGATAACTGGCTTTGACTAATGTTATTAGCGTTCATTGCTGCTGAGATATCTGCATCAGTAGCCTGTGGATTATTTCTAAACCAGTTCTGTATTTGTTCGTTAGTGACTGGTGCTGGTGCTGTAGGTGCTGCTACTGGTGGTGCTGTGGGAGCTGTTGCTACTGGAGCTTGTGGTAATGGGGCTGCTATTCCTTGCTGTGCAGCATAACGAGACTGTACCATAGTAGGATCATAATTCATGGCTGATGAAAGCTGTGCTGGAGTTACTCCATATTGATTCATTGCAGCATAAATATCTGCATCGTTAGCATTAGGATTATCCCTAAAGTAGTTTTGTATCTGCTCATTGCTAACAGCAGGTGGTGCAGTTCCCTGAATGCCGCTAAGTTGACCCGCTAATTCTTGTATAGTAGCCATGTCTTATCCCGCATCATATCCGTAATATGCCAATTCATCAGAAGTGAGTTGTGCTGGCATTGTTGATTGTGCAGCCGCTGGTGCAGCTATCCCTGTAGTCTGCATTTGAATAGGTGGTGCTTTTATTCCAAACGCAGTGGCTGGATTTGTACCCATAGCTAAAAACGCAGCGGCTGGATTTGTACCCATAGCAAAACTAGGATTTGTAGACGATCCACCTGGTTGTAATATAGGCTGATTTACTGGAGCAAATCTTTGTAAGCCACCATTAGCATCATAATTCATTTGTTGTACAACACCAGGCTTAAGAGCATTCTGGTTAATGGGTCTTCCAAGAATAGCGTTTTGTATTTGACCTAAACCAGCAATCTGCTGATTCTGAGCCATTACATTGCCTTGTTGGAAATATTGAGTTTGGGTAGGTAAAGCAGCTTGGTAGATATTGAAGCCTGACTGGATTCCCTGTTGACGAGCTTTTTGAGCAGCAGGAAATAACTGGAATATATCACCACGAGCTTGATTGGTTTGCTTCTCAATAAATTTCTGAGATTCTTCACGCTGTTTTAAAGCGGTAGCATTAGCTTCTTGTGCAGCTTCATAATCTAGTTTAGCGGCATACATTGTAGCTCCCGCTATTGCTCCTCCTGATATTGCTTGTCCAGCATCCATAGTGTCTCCATCTCGCTTCTAGTAATGCCAAGCTGTACTTGTCCTACCAGCTTGCCATTCATCATATAGGAATCTGAATTGTAACCTTGATGCCTGAATCCTAATGATTCAACTAAATGGATAACGCCACGCTTTGTTTCAGCTACATTAATAATAACTTTCATACATTCTGGAATCTGCTCAAGTCCGTATCTTATAGATTCTTGAGCGTACTTCTTTATATTTCTAAAGCCTTTGTTTATGACTATGTGAAGTTCTGACATCACTGTTGTCATAGGTTGGACTTTAACATATCCAACGTAATTTCCGTCTTCAAGAATGCCAATGTAGAAATTATTTATAACATCTGGCATTTTAAATTCTTGACCATCTTCTGCAATATCTTCCCAACAAGCTCTGAGCGGATAAGCTACCAGTGTATAGTCTGTGATTCTAAAGCACTCAATCATGCCCAGATTATACTAAAATCCACCCTTGACTTCTATCCCCAGCTATATCTGATAATTTTTTGATATACAAGATATTTCCAGCCGTACCAGCAGTGTTCATATAAAGCGTTGTTTCTGTAGCTACTACTACTGATTCTGGGCTTCCTGATCCTGTCAGTATTTGTAAGTTCGTTATAGCTTGAGTCCACGAATAGAATCTCTGACTCATCTGGTTATCATCATCTGAAATAGGCAGAGAGCGAATAAGCTGATTAATCAATTATAGCCTCCACCTTTAAGAATACCCATTTTACTGGATCAGAAGCCTCAAACTTAAAGCATACTTCTCTGTTAACCCGTCCAAGAGAAGACCATATAACCCTTTGATCGTATTCACCTAATGCTCCAGTTGATCTTGGCATTTGGTTATTAAATGATCTGCCACCGTTAGTAGAATAGGATAGATTAATAATAGGGTCTGATCCTTGACCTGTACTAGCTCCAGTACCAGTTTCACAAACAAGCTCTAAAGCATCTACCACAAAGGGTTGTCCTTCATTATCCAGTTGTGGAGTAACAAATCGTCTTGGAATGTAATTGCTAAATTCTGTGTAAGTATCTCTATCTAAAACGCCTATTTTATTGGAAATAATATCTCCAACCATTAGTACGCCATATACGTCCACTATAGAGCTAATCCTACAAGGAATAATATTACCGTCATCATCAGCAGATTCTCTGGTATGCCATTCTTTAGCAGTAAAGTCATAGACAAAACAAGCCTCATCAGGAAAGGTAAAAGCTATAAATTGTGAGCCAGCTTGTGAATATTTCCATGTATAACAAGCAGATATAGTGGCATCTGAGTATCTGCTTAGTTCATTATCTATAGCTGTTGTGGATAGCTTGTCAGGTCTACCACCATCGGTTACCCAGATAGCAGGTGTTTCTGCTACTGCTCCACCTAGAAATACCATGTAATCATTGACTTCTTCTACGGCATAAATGGATTTAAGCCCTTTACGCTGTATACCACCTTGCACTGATGTAAACGGAAATCCAGCACCGCCAGAGTTTTGGAAAGGCTGTATTGTTTGCTGACCAAATATGAAGACTTCGTTATGGAGGATAAACGAGCTAACAATATTATCTGGGTCTGCTTCAGCAGTAGCAAAGTCAAGTGCGTTATAGGCAGTACCGTTTCTGAGATCAGATATAAAAAAGGTTTGACCATCTGTTTTGGTAAACAGGAAATATCCATCTACGAATCTTACGCTAGACACTGGGCCATCAAAGTCTGCATCAACTATCTGTACGAGAGCATTAGTAGTGTCGTAAATGTAAGCATTTGTTCCAACAGAATCAGGAACAACAATACACATCTGACCACCAGCAGTACCAGAAGGCCCGTTATCAGCAATGATTACTCGTTCTGTTCCTGGCAATGGTACTGAAGCGTTTACTCTTACTGCTGTATAAGTGGCAACACTGCTTACTATAGTTCTATCAATTCTATAAAGGTCTTCCCCTTGAACAAAATAAGGTACGCCTAGAAAAGAATGAGAGCCTCGATTAAATTGAGCAGATGTACCTGCTGTGACTGCAAGCTCAATACCAGGCGTAGCAAATAACGATCTAGTAGTTGTAGAAGTTGTTTGTGGAATATTTAAATATAGGTTAGAGCATTCTTGAGCCGCTATAGGCAGAGAATCGCTCTTGTAAAAACTTCCACCAATAGGTATTACAGGCATTAGGTGAAATCCGGTGCTAGGTAAATTGAGTCAAATTCAGCATCGTTATCCATTGCTTCAGACAGTGTAACTGCTGATTTTTCCTCAAGATATTGCTGTCTATCTGTTTTAACACCATATTGTGGGCCTATCTCAGCAGCCAATGCCCACTTTAATGGTAAGAAGTATTCTTCAGAATAGTTAATCTCATCCGAGATATTTGAATATACTTTCATTGGTTTTAAGTAATCAAACCTAAGTACGTTATTAACATCTCCAGCAACCTGCCAAGCATATAGCTCACCATTACTAAGAGTGGCGTTGTAATAGACGTTGACTATTGTGCCAGAGGAATCTTTGTCTGGTTGGTTAAAGTATTCTTGCCTAGACCACCCTACTACTGGGATTTCACTTCCAGTCAGTGATGAGGCATACATGATGTTTTCAATTCTTAATGGACGTTCTATTTGATCTGCATAGTAATAAACAGAATTACCAGAAGCAGCAGCAGAATCAACGCCAGTCAATATTTCTAGTGTTGTGCTAGAGTTTACGTTTAAAACATGATCCCAGAATCGAGTTCCATCATCCTGTTCAATGCCTATGTAAGACCCTGATTCTTCATCAACATATTCAAGGTCATATACAGTATTTGTATGACCAGTGGTTGAAGATGAATTTAACATCTTGAATACTATTGTTTCATCAACAGCCGTAATAGTGAGTTCTTGTCCAGCAGCAGAAGCAACCAAAACCACCGTATCTGCTACAGTTGCTCCGTTGAGTACAGTAAACACAGCACCGCTAGAAGTCCCTTTTGTGTAAGCAAACCTAACCCTATAAGTAACCCCTATAGTGGTATCTAATTCGTATGTCGCTCCACCAGCAGTTGACGCTACATTCGTTACTACCAAACCTGATGAGGTAGAAAGTGTTGCTGAGTTAAGAGCAGTCCAGTCTTGAGTGGAGTCGGTAGGATCAGTAGTCAGTATGTTAGGAGCTTCTACCATGTTAGCAGTGGTAGCTACCGTTATTGCAGTGTTTGTAGCTACAAGTGCTACAGTAGTAGTTGTATCGTAGAAACTAGAATCTACAGCACAATTATCACCATCAGGGCCAAGTGCGTATTTTTTTTGATCTACAACTAATGGAAGTATAGCTCTGCCAATAAGCCACTGTTTAGGGCCTTTGGTCTGCCAATACTTACTGACGTTGTTAAGGGCTGTTAAACCCCTAGCATAGTCTGAATTTTGGACTGGCTGTTCTGCTGGAATGATTCGAGCATCCCGTAGGGCTTCCTCGATAATATCACCGGCAGTTTTGGTAAGAATTGAAGTAATAGCCATCTGTCCACCTTATTAAATCAATTCGCTTGTTGTTAATACTGGGCCAGCAGTTACGCCAGGAGTTGCATCACTTCTAGCGTCTGCGGCAATCTGGTAGTCTGTATAAGATCGTATGGTTAATTGGGGCTGTTTAGGCGACCACTCATCAATACCTACCAGTTTATTATCCCAAGTTTTACGCATATCCTTGCGTTTATACTTCTGACCAGAGTCATCAGATATAGAGTTATACGTTCCTTTAACCCATTTATCTTGGGTAACAATTCCCATTAGTTATAACCTTTTTTGCCTTTCATAGGCATAGTCATTTTTTTACCTTTCATAGGCATTTTTTTGCTTTTCATGCCACTTGACTTAACCTTTGAATCAGATGATAGCTGAGAACCTTTAGATTGCTGCTCTGTTGCTCTTACTCTAGACATAAATCACCATTTTACCTTGTTTGCCCAATATGCTGCTGACATCTTACCCTTGTCTATATTTGAAGCATGACGAGCCTTGAATGATGCTCGTCTAGCCTTATCTGCTGCTGACTCACCTTCTCTCTTAGGCGAACCACTTACCCCTTGTTGACCAAATCTAATGGTCTTAACTTGGTCACCAGACTTAGCCACCACTACATGACTTTTTGTAGGATGAGAAGGGGTGCGTTTAGGTTTATTAAACCCAGCAACACCCACCCTATCAAGTCTTGAGTCTTTAGCCATTATTGTGTTTGCACTGAGTATAGTTTAGCTACACCACTGGTATAGGCTGTAATAATCAATCTTATAGTCTGACAAGGAGTAATCATCAGCGCATAAGCATCTGCTGTTTTACTGGTCATATCAGCTTGGTTAAACCATGCAGCATCAGTAGCATAACTAAGCACAACAGTATCTTCTGGTTCATCTGGTGAGACTTGAACTGTGTATGTCATTGCTGCTGTTCCAACAAGATCAACATACAAGCCAAGACCAAAATCTGCTTGTCTGCTATTTACTCTAAGAGTTTTGGTAGAAGCACCGCCAGAGGAACTTGAAATAGCTCCAACCGTACTACTGCCAGTCATAGCCGCAGACACCGTTACACCAGTAACTGTTTTAAAATAATACACTGAGAAAACTGTAGCACCTGCACCATGACCAGTAAGAACGTCTGAGATTGTTTTCCCATCAGCATCTGTACCAGCGATAGTGTAAGTAATGCCTGTGTTAGAACTAGCACCAGTAATGGATATTTTCTGTGCCATTGCAATAACTGCAACACCACTCGTTACTACAGTTCCATCAAGAGTCAATGCACCAGCACTTGCTCTGGTCTGGGATGTACATACCGCAGTAGCACTATTCGTAAGTGCAACTGTTGTTACTTCTAAATTACGCATGATGCCTCCGCTAAAAAAGAAGGGGGTAGTGTTACCTACCCCCGATAGTTACTATTAAGCGTCAGCAGCAGGTAACAGATAACCAGAAAGGTCAGCAACAGCAGTGGCTTTGTTTTCAAAGAACCCAATACCAGTTGTTGTAGTAACCAGAAGCTCA